ACAATCAAATGTTAACCATAATGCATTACCCGGTATTGCTGAAGCACAAACATCTAATGTTAATGCAGTTGGACAACAAAATCCATTAGGAGAATCTTTTAAACAAAAATCAGTATCTCAGTTACAAATATTCGAAGGAGATACTATAATACAAGGACGTTTTAGTAATAGTATACGATTAGGCAGTACTGTAAATAATGGATCATATACACTTCAGCCAACATGGAAAGGTAATGCAGATGGAGATCCTATAATAATATTGTCAAATGCACACTTTGATAAAAAAGATAAATTATTTACTATTGAATCATTTAAAAACGATTTTTCTTCATTATATTTAACATCAATGCAGCAGTTAATTGATTTAAAATTATACAGAACTCCAACAAAATCTTCTCCTATTAATAGTTTTAAAACATCGCAACTAGTTGCAGATGCAAATAGAATTATTTTACGAGCTAAATCTGATTCTATTATATTAGATTCACCAAATAGAATAACATTAGGAGCTCCACAAGTTAGAATTGGAGCAGAAAATGCAGGACATCCATTAGTTAAAGGAGATAAATTAAGAATGATATTAAATGATTTAGTAGCAGTTATTTCAGCAGGAGTAATAGGACCTGCAGGTATAGCTTCTAGTCCATTACAACAAGGAAAATTAATTAATATATTAAAATCCATAGGTGATTTAAATAGTAACAAACATTATTTTGATAAATAGAAAGACAAGTTATGCCAGTTTCATTTCCATTAGATAAAATACCAGCTCTGCCAAATCAAGCAGTAGCTTTAATAGTAGATCAAATAGTAAAATTTATAAATAAAATACAATTAGAGATTGAAAAAGTTATTTCTGATTGTGCTAAATTGCCAGATGATTGCAATTGTGACTCTCCAGACATTCAAGATTTATTAGAAAGAATACGACAAATCCAAGAATTAGTCCAAAAAATTTTACAATTAGTTCCTTTAATAGAAAAAATTGTTAATTTGCTAAAAACATTAGTAGGTATTGCAAATGCAATAAAAGCATTACAATTACTTAATCCTATTACAGCGTTACCAGTATTAGCAGCTGAATTAGTAATCGTTCAAAATATGATTTTAGCAAATGCTGGAATTGCAGTTAAACAATTAGGCACTATACCTCCGCAAATACGAACATCATTAGAATCTGCTTTAGGAGGATTAGGTGATGTAGCAGTACAAATTGGAGGAGTTTGTGGTGATGAAGTTTCAATTAATGCAACTAATTCTTTACGTAATGCAATTGATAATTTAGATTTTTCAGATAGTATTCCAGAAAAACAACCAGCTGGTTCTTGGTTATTGATTCAAGGATCTGGAAATAATGGATCTCCATTAAATCCTCCGCCTAATCCTAAAAGTCCATATAATGATACTGATGGAAGTATATGGATTTGGGATGGAGAAATAGATCCAGGCACAGGAATAGCATGGGGAAGTGAACAAAGTAGAAAGGATGACGAAACAATGGGAAGTGAATTTTATACAGAAATAAATACAGGAATTGAAGATATTAAATCTAGAATTGGATTAATTGAATCATTAGTAGATACACAACAAGATTTATTAAAATCTTTACAAGAAGCACCAGCTCAATCATATAATGGAGAAGGAGCACCAAAAATATCAGTAGGAAAACCAGGAGATTATTATGTAGATACTAAAAATAAAAATATTTACGGGCCTAAAACAAGTTCTGGTTGGCCGACGCCCGTAAATTTCTAATGTTAATATTTATAAAAAAAGAAGAATAATTATGGAACAAAAAAAGTTTATACAAGTTTTAAGAAAAATCGTAAAAGAAGAAGTTAGATCAGTAATTAAAGAAGAACTAACTGAAATATTACAAGAAGGGTTACAACGTACGGTTAGTGAAATAAAACAACCAGTATCAGTAAAAAAACATAGTAAATTCAAAGAAAATAAATTTGCTTCGGTATTAAATGAAACAGGAGCTTTAAAAGAACAAACCAGTTATGCTGATATAATGAATGAAAATATTCATATGACGTCTACAGATGCAAGAAATTTTGGAGTACAGCGAACAATGTCTACTGCTGCATCTGCAGTTATGCAAGATCCAGAAACTGGTAAGTCTATGAAAGTTGATCCAATTGTAGCAAAAGCAATGACTAAAGATTATACTGCGTTAATGAAAGCAATTGATAAAAAGAAAAATAAATAATGGCATATAAAATAGTTGAAATAGATACAAATACATTAACTCCCAATAGGGCTATTGGAGTTAAGTTTCCATTCAACGCGCCAGGTGTTTTTCAAAAAACATTTACAACATTTGATCAGGCATCTACAAATGTTAAAACATTATTATTAACAAGAAAAGGAGAAAGGTATTTACAACCAAATTTTGGTACAGATCTCTTAAATATTGTTTTTGAACCAAATGTATTTGAATTAAAAGACTTTATATCAACTACAATAACAGATGCAATAAGTTTTTGGTTACCTTATATAATAATTACAGAATTAAAAATTGTTACAAGCGATGACGATCCTAATATGATACATAATATAATGATATCGATTACATTTACAGTATCTGGATCAGAATCGGAAAAAACAATAACAATTTTTGCAGGTGAAGATGGAATACTTAAAATTGAATAGGAAATAAAATGGAGGTAACAAAAGACATATCATATTTAGGAAAAGATTTTGGTCAATTTAGAAAAAATTTAATTGATTTTACAAAACAATATTTTCCAAATGATTATAATGATTTTAATGAATCTTCTCCTGGAATGTTATTTATGGAAATGGCATCCTACGTAGGAGACGTTTTAAGTTATTATGCAGATAATAATTTAAAAGAATCATTATTAGAACAAGCGTCAGAACGTAAAAATATTTATGATCTAGCTAGAACATTAGGATATAAAGCAAAAAATGCTATTCCTGCATATACTAATATTGATATATTTCAGTTAGTACCAGCTATAGGATCTGGAGATAATGTCTCTCCTGATTTTAATTATGCATTAACAATTAAACCTGGGTTACAAATTAAACAAGAAAACGGAGCTGCAGAATTTAGAACATTAGATACAGTAGATTTTTCATTTAGTTCATCTATAAATCCTACCGAAGTAACAATATATGAAAGTGATGAATCAACAAATTTACCAATATATTACTTATTAAAAAAATCAACTCAAGTAGTTTCTGGAAAAATTAAATCTGCACAATTTACTTTTACTACTCCAAAAGAATATGATAAAGTTGTAATTGACGATACTAATATTATAGATATTATATCATGTAAAGAATCAGATGGAGATGCTTGGTATAAAGTAGATTATTTAGCACAAGATACAATATTTCAAGAAATTCCAAATTTAATAGAAAATGATCCAGATTTTGCTCAATATAGAGATTCTAGTCCTAGTTTATTAAAACTATTAAAAACTTCAAAAAGATTTATTACAAGATTAAGAAGTGATAATAAATTAGAAATACAATTCGGAGCAGGTATTTCAGATAATAATGATGAAGAAATTATACCAAATCCTGATAATGTTGGTAATGCGTTAGCTGGATTTAGAAAACCAATTGATGTTGATATAGATCCTTCAAATTTTCTATATACAAGAGCATATGGTCAAGCACCATCTAATACTACATTAACTATACAATATACAGTAGGAGGAGGAGTGGCAGATAATGTATCAGCTGGTGTATTAACAAAAATACAAAATATTGAATATGATGATGATCCAAATGCTACTACATCAAATGCAATGACAAATTTTGTAAAATCAAGTGTAACTGTAACAAATGAAAAACCAGCTGGTGGTGGTAAAACGAGTGACTCTATACAAGATATTAAAAATAATGCTATGGCAAATTTTGCTACTCAAAATAGATTAGTTACAAGAGATGATTATATAATAAGATCTTATTCAATGCCATCAAGATTTGGAAGTATTTCAAAAGCATATATTGTTCCTGATGATCAATTATCACAGAATCAATTTGAATCTACTAGAATTCCTAATCCATTAGCAATGAATTTATATGTTTTAGGATTTAATGAAAATAAAAATTTAACATCATTAAATGACGCTGTTAAAACAAATTTAAAAAATTATTTAAATTATTATAGAATATTAACAGATGCAATTAATATTATCGATGCGTTTATTATTAATATTGGAGTCGACTTTGAAATTACTGTTGCAACTAATTTTAATAGTAATGAAGTATTATTAGATTGTATAGATCAATTAAGAACATATTTTAATGTCGATAAATGGCAAATAAATCAACCTATAGTAATGTCTGATATCATGAATATATTAGGAAGAGTAAAGGGAGTAAATTCAGTAGTTGATGTAGAGTTTAAAAATTTATATAATACTGAAAGTAATTATTCAGGAAATGTATATGATTTAAATACAGCTACAAAACAAGGAATAATATATCCTCCTTTAGATCCTGCAATATTTGAAGTCAAATTTTTAAATAAAGATATTAAAGGACGAGTAGTAAACTATTAAAAGAAAATAAAACATTATGTTTAAAATAATATATCCATCAAATGACTCTACATTATATGAGGGACAACCTAAGGTTAATACTGGATTAGATGAAATATTAGAAATAGGAAAACGTTTAACAACAGGAGTAACTTCTAGTTATTCATTATCTAGATCATTAATAAAATTTGATATGAATGATGTATCAAATACTTTGTCAAAGTATAACGTAGGAATCAATGATTGTAAGTTTATATTACAATTATATACCACACATGCAAAAAATTTACCTTCTTCATATACTATTAATGCAAATGTAGTTGGACAAGATTGGACAAATGGAACAGGATATTTAAATTATCAAAGTACTCCGGAGAATAATGGATGTACATGGGATAATCCTAAATCTGGATCATATTTTTGGATATCTAGTAGTCAAGAAGTAAATATGCCATCTGGTAGTACATTATATATTTCTGGATCTGGTAGTGGAGGTAGTTGGTTATATGAATCTGGATCTGCTCAAATAAGCGGAAGTTCAACTATATATTCTCAATCGTTTGACTCAACTACATTAACAGACACATCTGTGCGTCCTACTGATATTGATATCAATATAACACAAGCTGTTAAATTATGGGTATCTGGTAGCGGAGGATATACAGTACCTAATTATGGATTTTTATTAAAATTTTCAGATGATGATGAATCTGATTCTGCAGTTTCTGGTTTTGTTAGATTTTTTAGTAGAGATTCTAATACTGTATATGTTCCTAGAATATTAATGTATTTTGATAAATCTTCGTTTTCTACTGGTAGTTTGTCTTCTATTGATTTAGATTCATATGCAGTATATACTAGATTAAAAAAATCATATAAAGACGAAGAAGTTGTTAAATTAAGAATTTTTGGAAGAGATAAATATCCGCAAAGATCTCCAAGTAACGAATTTCCAATGACAACGGTTAAATATCTTCCTAGTAGTTCATTATATACAGTAATAGATGCAGCAACCGAAGAAACAATTGTTCCATATGATACATCATATACAAATATTAGCTGTGATTCTACTAGTAGCTTTATACAAATGGATATGTCAGGACTTATGCCAGAACGATATTATAGATTAGAATTTAAAGTTGTTGATGGGTATTTAGAAGAATATATAAGTGATAAATTTTATTTTAAAGTTACAAGATAAAATTATTATCTATATTTTTCTAGTTTAATATTTATACATATATGAATCATTATAATCTAATATCAAAATTAAAAAAATATCCTAAACAATCATTTCCTGGCGGTGTAGATGATCCTAAATATAATCTAATTAATCAAGAACCTGACGATGGTTCTGTAAATACAGCTCCATTTCCTGCAGCAGAAACTCCATCAGACACAATTACTGGAGATACTGGCAACTCAAGAATTCCAAATACTCAAGTTCCTATAGATTCAAAAAATTTAAATGCAATTAGTGTTAAAGATTATACCAAAGAAATAAAAAATATACAAATTAAAGATCAAAATAAAAAAATAAACATTTCAAAACAAGAAAATATTCCGCCTAGTATAATAGAACCAATTCCATCTCCAATTGATCAGAAAATAATTAGAGAATATAATTCAAAAGGAATTTATTTTAAATCTAATTTAAATGCAATTAATAAAAGAGATAATTCTGGAAATATTACATTAATAATAAAGGATACTAATGGCTAGAGCAGTAGATACAAATAAACCAGAAGAAATAAAAGAAGTTGCAGTTCAAAAACAAGCTGAAAAAGAATTACAATTATTTCAAACTGCCGGCCGGCCTGCTAATCAAGAAGAATTAATAATATTTGAACAGATTAAACAAAATTATACTAATAGATCTGTTGTAAAAACAATTGACACCCAATTTAGATATTTTTCATTTCCTCCAAGTACAACTATTTCTGCAGATAATTTCGATGTTACATTACCTGACTTAAATTTATCAGAGTTTGGAATAGATCCAGTAAGTGGATTTCATCGTGTACCATTAGATCCAAATTTGGATAGAGGATCAAATGAATATAGAAAAATTAATTTATCATATGGAGATGGAAATAGTTGGAATATAACTACAGCAAATCCTCAAGGATATAAAGGCCCTAGAAGAATACCATTTGAACAAACATTATCTGGAACTCCATTAGGAGAACGTTTTGGGTTTGTTTTAACACCAGAAATTATTTCTTTAGTTAATGATACAAACAAAACTATAAAGTTTACAGTAGGATTTAGTGTTAATCAAAAAGAATCATCCGATCCTCTTCGTAATACTGGATATAACTTACAACTAGAACGAGATATGCCAACTAAATGGAGACGTAATAATAAAATAGGAGCAGATGGAAAACCAATATTTGGATCCACAAAACCAAGATCGTATCAAAGATCTCAAGATCATGCAAATTATATTGGATTTTCTGGTACTAGTTATTCCCAAATGTGGCCATATATTAAATTTGTATATATAATAGATCCAACTGATATGTTTGATTATGATACTTATTTTCTAACATTAGAAACAGGAGGGCCTTCTTGGTATTTACGAAGTTCAATGTTCTGGAATATTGAATTAATTGATGATCCTGGTAAAGGATTGATAGGATCAACTAGATCTAGAAATTATGGAAAAATACCAACAAATTATAGAACGGATATAGATTCGCCAAAAACATAATATGTTAAAACAATATTCAAATATAGAAAATATTAATAATGCAAGTAATGCAATAGCAGGAGAACGTTATAGTTCGATCGATAAATCTTTATTTAAGGATACATTATTTCCATATATACCAGTTACATTAACATCAGTAAATAGTTCTAATGAATTTCATGTATATTCTGGAGATTCATGGATTACTGCAAAACAAAATATAACATTAACAGATTATAATAAACAAGTATTTGATAAAACTGGTAATGAAATACAATTAAATCAGCCAGCTAAATTTAATATAACACAAACATTAAATGATTTAAAATTAACTAGTGGAAAATATAAGATAGTTTTAAACTTTTTTGAAAATATTATAGGAAGTTACAATAGACAATTATTAGCAATCGATGAAATATCTCCAGATAGAACAGAAATACGTTTACGAGCTATAGATGAAGCAAATCCACATTTTTTAGTTGCAATTAATCAATATATTAATAATATACAACAAACTTCATTAAATGATGATGCTCATGAAAGATATCTATTAAATTTTTCTAGAAATGAAACTGCATTATTTGTTAATAGTGTTGTTGTTGGAAAATATCTATTTGTAAAATTATATAAACCAATTTCTAGAAATATAGAGAAAAATTTTAAATGTTGGATAGTACGTGAAAATAAACTACCGTATATTGATAATATATCTATAACTGAATTAATACAAGATGTAACATTTAATGTAATATCTGGAGTAAATTGGTATGCTTCTGCAGAACAAAATACATCAAATGCAACATCATTAAAAAATTGGAATGATTTATTAGGATCTTCTTTACAAACATCTCAACAAATTATTGATTCATATTTTTCAGGAAGTTTATCTGGAGTTAAATTAAATATTGATTATACAGATTTTAATAATTTTATATTTTATAGTTCAGCTACAGAACGATTAGCTAATTTTAAATATAAAGTTGAATTATTAGAATATTATAACGCTCAATCTGCGTCAATTGCATCTGTATCTGGATCTGATGCTCGTTTAAATGCTATACAAAATAAAACATTATATACTAATTTAATAGGAGGATTTGATCAATTTGAACAATTCTTATATTATCAGTCTTCATCAGGATTATTTACTTATGATCTTCCATTAGAAACTCCAACAGTTGAATTTGTAACAGGTAGTTATATTACACCAGTACCAAAAAGTAACTCTACATATCCATATCAATTATATTCAGTTACTAGTAGTAATTTTGAAAATTGGTATAATGGATTATATGATAGTGCATCGATATATGATTTACGAAATAATAATCGAATTATAAGAAATGTTCCAGAATTTATGTTGTTGGATGAAAACAACGAACAATTATCTAGTTTTGTTAACATGTTAGGTCAACATTATGATATATTATATACTTATATCACTGAAATGACAAAAATTAATTCTAGAGAGGAACATCCTAAAATTGGAATGCCTAATGAATTATTATATACTGTTGCAAAACAATTTGGATGGAAATTAACAAATGGCGGACAATCTGATGATTTATGGAAATATACGTTAGGAACTGATATTAATGGAACTCCATTAACTGGATCTAATACTGTAGGAGATCCTTCGTTACCTAGTAGAGATATTGCTTTTCATACATGGAGAAGAATTGTTAATAATATACCAGGATTATTAAAATCAAAAGGAACAAAGCGTAGTATACAAGCATTATTAGCATGTTATGGAGTACCACAATCATTAATAACAATTCAAGAATATGGAGGACCAAGAATTGCAAGGCCTCCGGTATATGAAAAATTAAACTTTGATTATTCTTTAAATTTAATACAAAATACAGCTGGAACTGTTCGTGTTGATTATAATCAACCAATTGGAAGTGTTGAATTACGTTTTAGAACAGACAATGTTTTAACAAACCCAACTATTCCTGGAACAATGAATTTATATTCAATTGGTGGAAATGATGTAACTATTGAATTTAGTAGAGGTACATTAGGAACAATACAAATTAATGGAACTTCATCTGCAGATATGGAATTATTTGATGGAGGGTATGTTAATACTTTATTGCGTACTGGATCTAATGGTAGTCTAGAAATAGTAGCAAAAAAATCAAAATATGGTAAAATTGTTGCTAGTGTGTCTGCTTCTGCTACTGCTAGTTTTTCAAATCCTGGAAGTATGATAATTGGGGGAACACAAGGAGGAAGTCGTTTACAAGGACAAGTTCAAGAATTACGACTTTGGACGGGTAGTTTATTAGATTCTCCTTTTTCTAATCATACTAAAGCTCCATCTGCATATGATGGAAATGTTAGTGCATATGATGAACTAGTATTTAGAACTCCATTAACTCAAAATGTTAATCATTCTGAAACTTCTAGCTTAACAGGAGTACAACCTATTGCATCTACTATATCTGCATCATTTACAAATTGGACAAATAATAATCCATATGACTCAATCGAAGAAACATATTATTTTGATGGAATATCATTAGGTGGTGGAACATTTGATGATAATAAAATTCGATTAGAATCTACTACATTAACAGGAACATTGAACACAGAAAATCGTGTATCATTAAATCAATTTGACACTGCTCCATTGGATTCGAATCGATTAGGAGTATTTTATTCTCCACAAACAATGATTAATGAGGATATTATTGCACAATTAGGGTTTACTATTTTAGATGATCTTATTGGCGATCCTTCGAATGATAATAAATATACATATCCTGATTTAATTAATACATCTAGAAATTATTGGAAAAAATATGCTGATAAAAATGATATGAATGCATATTTAAGAATCTTTTCTTTATTTGATTTATCATTTTTTAAACAACTAGAACAATTAATACCAGCTCGAGTAGATAAAACATTAGGAGTATTAATACAACCTACAATTATTGAACGTAGTAAAGATACTTCATTAGCTAGAATTTCAAAATTAGATCAACATTATACTAGTAGTATTAATGTATTAGATATATTAGATCTTACTAGTAGTGTCAATAATTATTCTCAATCTATTGAATTAATACCAGACGACATTTTACAACCTGAAATTATAGATTATAGCGGTAGTCTTGATATTTCAAAAAATAGTGTATTAAAAACTACTAGTAGCTTTGAAGATATAATTAGTATTCTAGATCTTAGTAATCCTGGTAATATATCAAGTAGTTTTATAGAATTTAATGCAATAATAAACGAACGATCGAATAGATTTGATGGAACTATATATAAACATAGATATTTAATTTTATCTGGAAGTACATATATTACAGGATCTACTCCATATTGGGAAAGTGAAGCAATACTTCCTTTTATTTCTGGAAGTAGATTATCAGAGTTTGCAAAAACATCATATTCTTCTTCAGTAGGAATTACATTACGTACAGCTGAACATCAAGATTATTTACCACGTGGTATTGCAAACCATAGATTTAATGGTTGTAAAATTACTAGTCCAGATTTTAATGTTAATTCTAAAGATACTCCAGATGGTAAACCTGTTGTTGAATTTGTTGAAACTAGCGGTAATCGTATTATAACTCAACAACCTGGAATAGAAGGAAATTTTGATATACGAGAATAAAATTAATTTTTTTAATAACGTAATATTTATATAAAAAAAGGAAATCAATGGGATACTTAGATAATACTTCTGTTACTGTAGATGCAATTCTTACTAATAAGGGTAGAGAATTGTTAGCTAAAGGAGACGGATCTTTTAATATAACTCAGTTTGCATTAGCAGACGATGAAATAGATTATGATTTATGGAATCCTAATCATTCATTAGGATCTGATTATTATGGCATAGTTATTGAAAATATGCCGTTAACGGAAGCAATACCTGACGAAACTCAAGCTATGAAAAGTAGATTATTAACATTAGATAATAATACTACAACGAGAATACCAACTGTACAAGTAGACAAAACATCTTTAACATTGAAT